CCACCATTATCGCCGGGTACAACTTCTGGAAGACACTCTTCACACCGAACTATCAGTGCCTGGTGCTCGCCCATACAGACTCCGCAGCAAAGTCCATCTTCAGAATTTACCAACGGTTCTACGACCTTCTGCCCAAGTTCCTACAGTTTGACCTCAAGCTACAGAACAAGCACGAGATTCAGTTCGCACATGGCGGATACATACTCGCCGCTACCGCAGGAAGTGACTCCGCCCGAGGAAGTACCTACCAGTCCATTCACTGCTCCGAGTTCGCACAGTACGACAACATCGAAGAGCTTATAGCCGCAGCCATGTCTACTGCCGGCGAGAATGCCATGGTGTCTCTTGAGACGACCGCCAAGGGGCTCAACGAGGCCCATAAGATTTGGGAAGAGCAGAACGGGTTCGAGAAACTCTTTATCTCCTGGCTAGACCAGGAAGACGCAAGAAGCAGAAAGAAACCAAAGTGGATTCCTAAAGAAGTCGAGGACTTACAGCAGCAGTACGAGCTTGACAAGTACCAGCTTAACTGGGCGGCATCAACGTACTCGACCCGGTGTGCCGCTAACTGGAACACCTTCCTGCAAGAGTATCCACCGGAAGCCCACCTCGCCTTTATCAGCTCAGGTAAGAAGTTCTTCAACCGAACCTACGCACACTCGAAGGCATCCCCAGGTTACCGCAAGTACATGGAGCCACAGCAGTTTAAAGTTTACGTCATGGGCGTCGATGTCGCATCAGGCTCAGAGCACGGTGACTTCTCGTCCTTCGTAGTGCTCGACTGTACTGACAAAAAGAAACCGCTTATCGTCGCCACGTACTATGAGCGCATATCGCCTTCGTCGTTTACAGACAGGGTGCTCAAAGAAGCGCAAGAGTACAAAGCCCTAGTATGCGTCGAGGCCAATAGTTACGGACTTAGCATATTAGAAGGGCTCGTAGCGCGAGAGTACGCCCACCTGTACCGGCGAGTTAAGTACGACAAGGCGACCAACCGATGGACTGAAAACCTGGGGTTCTACACCACGGCATCCACCCGCGCGGTCCTGGTCGCAAGAATACAAGAGTACATCTCTAGAGAGTGGCTCATACCTAATGATGAAACCCTGAAAGCAGAAATGAATACCTTTGTATTCAATAAATCTGGTAAGCCCGAAGCTGACTCTGGACACCATGATGACATGGTCATGGCATGCGCGTTGGCACTGGTTTCAATGGACCAAGTGGAAGTTGCTCAAGAGATTAAGAAGAAGCAACCCCCCGGAAATGTTAAGGAAATCCTTGAGTTTGAGATGCAGACAGGACGCATGTACAAGAACTCTAAGGAGATGTTTGACAATAAAAAGCCTCTCCATGAGGAGAGTGCACCGTCACTAGACGGGATGATGTAAATCAACTATACGTTTTTTAGGAGGTCAAGGTGAGTGGATTTCTGGACAGTGGCGCGGTCGATAAGGTCCGTGATATGCTTGGGGGTGACGCCGGTGACGTGCTCTCGTCCCCAGAGCAGGTAACGGAGCGCCCTAGTGCAGCACAAGAAGCAGGAAAAGAAGACGGTGACACCACCTTGCCCTCCTCTCAAACATCGACTGATGAAGCCGCAGTCGTTAAAAACAAGGCTTATTCGGAGGAAGTAGGGGCTGGCAGTGACAGCGCTAGTAGCGCCGAGGAGTCGGGCGACTCGGAAGCCAGCTCTCTACATCGTGTTCCTTACACGAGATTTAAGGAAGTTGTTGAAGCCCGTAATGGTTACAAGTCAGAGCTTGATAGCCTGAGAGAAGAGATAGAGAGACTTAAAGCAGGAACAGCACAACAGGCGCAGCCATCCATTCCGCAGCAGCAATACCGCAGCGTGCAGGATATGAGTGATGAAGAATTGTTAGCCATGCTGTCTGACGAAGGTCAATCTGGACATCAAGAGCCTTGGATGCAGGAGATGACGCAGATGCGTAGCCGAATGCATGAATACGAGGTGTCTCAGGCCACGGTAAAACTGGAGAACGACTTGAGCGTAGCTCAACAGAAATATCCAGTGGTGCCAAGAGAAGCCCTACTTCAAGCTGTCATAAATGATGATTCCGCTAATATCATGGAAGTCGCAGAACAATACTCCTCCTTTATTGTCTCGATTGAAGAAGCGGCGATTGCACGCCACCTGGCTGAAGGCAAGTCTGTCTCTCAGGCCAAGGCGGAGGCTAAAGAAGATGTCGCGCAAGCAGTTGCGCCACGCCCCTCTAAGGCCGCCAGTGCACCCGTCAACTCACCGATATCAGCGGGGGACCATAAGCCAAAGGACCTCAAAGATGCATCTAAAGCACTGAGAGCGTTCCTCAAAAACAACAATCCATTCGTGTAAGGAAATAAAAAATGCCAGCTACATTAGCTACTTTCGCTTCTATTCTTAAAGAGTTTTATATAGGTCCCATCCTGGACCAATTAAATAATGAAGTCCTAGCCCTCGAACTAATGGAAAAGGCGACAATCGACTGGAACGGTCGCGTTGCCATCATGCCTATCCACGTATCTCGTAACATTGGCGTCAACTTCCGTGGCGAAACCGGTGTTGGTGTTGCTGCTGCAAGCACGCTTCCCCAGGCTGGAGAGCAGGGGTATGAGCGTCTTCAGATTGAAGCCTCCTTCCAGTACGGTCGTTTCCAAGTCTCAGGTCCCGCTATCGCTGCCGCGAAGACGGGTGGTGTTGGCTCGTTCATCAGCTACACCGATGCTGAGATGAAGAAGCTTGCAAGCGACGTGCGTAACCAAGCAAACCAAACCACCATCTTCGGTGGTCGCGTGCGTGGTTACCTTAACGAGCGAGTCGCTGCTACAGCCCTTGGCTCCGGTGGGGGTACCGGCGGAGTGCAGAACAACGCAGGCGCAGCAACGGTCACGGCAGAGCTTGAGTACCAAGGTGACTTTACAGCGTTTGCTGGTTGCGTTCAGGCAAACACGGCAACGTGGGTTCCAGTAGACCTTATTCGTACCGACACGTACAACCCTGTAACTCGCACCGTTGGTGCCGCTAACCCTAACTGGTTTGTTTCTGCAATCAACCCAGCGGAAGGCGAAATTAGCATTACGTTTGGTGCAGATGCCAATGACGCATGGTTAAGCAGTGACGTTGCGCCGGGGTTTGGAGTAGCGGTTGCTTTGCGCCCTGTACAAGCGGTAGACGGCACGCCCAACCCCTTTGGTGTCAATAACAGCGCACTTAACCCAGCCCTCGCAGTGGGCGGTGCAGTGACTGTTGCTACGTTTGCGGAGGCGAATGGAATCTACACCAACCTGTCTTCAGCGGCACACTACGGTGTTGCGCGGAATGTGCGGGACGGAGCTACGTTGCCGGTGGTTGCCGCCGATGGTGCAGCCCCGTCGTTGCGTGGACACGTCCAGACCAATGTCATTGGGGCGACTCCGTTTGCTGGAAACCGTGACCAGGGTCGAGCAGCTCTCGCGCTTCCGCGCATGACTGCCATCATGGACGCTGTTGACCTTGACCCGCAGGCTACGCCTGGTGCCGGTGGCGGAACGCTTCCCGGTGGTGGTGGAGAGGCTCCCGATATTATCCTGCTCAACCCTGTTGACCGTCAGGCTTATATTGGAATCCTTAACGCGACTATCCAGATGAACCCCGCTGGAACCAAGGCCAAGGGTGACGGTTCGTTCTTGGACATCGCGTTTGCCGGTGTGCCAATTCGCACGAGCCGCGCTTGCCACCGTCGCGCCATGATTTTCATGCGCAAAGACTCCTGGTGCCTGACCGAGCTTCAGTCGCCTGGGTTCGCTGACCTTGATGGGAATGTCCTTTCGCGAGTCGCAAACAGCGATGCGTTCGAGGGCTTCTACCGTTGGTATTGGAATGTTGTTGCGAAGCATCCCAACAACAACGGTATCCTCATGGGATACCTCTAGGTTGCACTAAAAAAGGGGGGCTTCGGCCCCCCTTCCTTTAGGAGGTCCCCGTGGCACGAGCACGCAAAGATGCAGCGAAGCGTCTTATGGGTAAGCGCAAGAAGACTGCTGCGTGGACTCGTAAAGAAGGGAAAGAGCCGTCAGGCGGACTCAACGAAAAGGGTCGCAAGTCTTACGAGAAAGAGAATCCAGGGTCTGACCTTAAACGCCCACAGCCAGAGGGCGGTAAGCGGCGGGACGCATTTTGTGCGCGCATGAAAGGTATGAAGAAAAAGCTTACCAGCAAAAAGACGGCCCGTGACCCCAAGAGCCGCATAAACAAGTCACTCCGTAAATGGAACTGTTAGGAGAAAGCCATGCCAGGTTCACGCAAAAAAGCCGCCATGAAGATGTATGAGAAGGCGAAGAAGACGTCTAAACCTGGTGATGGCAAGCGGTTCGCTGCGCTATCTAAAGCCGTAGGGTCAAAGGCCTTGGCGGCATTTATTGGGCGCAAGACATACGGAAAGAAAGGCATGGCTAAAATGGCAGCGAAAGGCCGAAAGAAATGATAGACTTGGCACTCGCTTCAGTGGTCATAACCGCCATTACGCTAAACATATACATCGTTGATTTAATTAAGAAAAAGCGTCGTGAAATTAAACAGCACGATGAATCTATTAGGCTCACCAGTTATGATGCTGACCCCCTTGACATTGTGTCTTCTCAAGAAGATATCGGAGGCTCTCTATGGCAATGATGACACCAAGAAGCAGAGCAGCACTAAGGCTGTCAGGGGGAAGAGGCGCTCTTGACGACGAGCAAAGCAATGTCGCGTCCACAGTGCTAGGCGTCCTTGGAGGTATCGGCGGCGGAATTGCAGGTGCCGTAACGGGCGGACCTGCGGGTGCAGTCGCTGGTGCAGGCCTTGGGAATACCGTTGGGCAGACCGCAGGTAACCTTATGGAAGGAAACGAAGAGGATATGATGCAACGAGTCTCGCAGGCTGGTCAACAGTTCACGCAATACGACAAGGCGCAGAAGTCTCTTGAGCTTCAAAAGAAACTACAGAAACGAATGAAGGCACTGGGTATTGAGCAATGAGCGATAAGTTCCCCACTAATATGAGAGGGCTCATCAAAGAGAGCGAAGACGACAAGTCTAGCTACACTCGTGCGTGGGACTTGTGCGTTCTTTTCTTGAGCGGAAACCAGTGGCTCACGTACAACGACAGCTTGCGCCAATGGTCAATGGACCGCCCGCAGCAGTCGAACACCAGGGTCACCGTCAACCTGCTCCTCAATATGTACCGAAACATCTTGTCGCGCATGATGGTGAACTACCCTGCCATCGCGGTTTTGCCCGCTAGTCCGTCGACAAGCGACATCGTAAAAGCAAAGACAAGCGAGTGGTTACTTCAATACCACTGGCAAGCCGATGACATGGCGGAGACGATTAAGGTCTCCATCGAGCACTTGCTCTCTTTCGGTACTGTAGGGTTCCATACCTATTATGACCCTAAGCTAAAGCGGGCACACACGGATGTTGTCAGCCCATACGACTTATTCTTTGAAGCTAAGGTGGCGGACCCTGAGGAGTCTCAGTGGATTGCGATACGGACGTATCATACAAGAAGCGCCCTTAAGGCTGCGTATCCAGACCATGAGAAAGAAATCGAAGACGCAGCCACCACAGACAAGTCGAAAGAAGGCGGCCCCTTAGGTGACATGGTCCCCGCTAACCGCGTAGAAACATACGAGGTTTACTGGAGGGACGGTCGTCACGCCATCCTTATGGGGCAGACATATCTGTTTAAAGAAGAGAACGGAGTCACCGACCCGTTCCCTGTTCAGATTGTTCGCTACTCGTCTATACCTACAAGGTTGTGGGGAGTAGGTCTTGTTTCTCCTTTGGTTCGTCTTCAGTGGTATTATAATAAGTCACGGTCACAGGTTCTCCAGAATGTGGAGTTGATGGGGAACCCCAAGTGGCTCATCCCAAAAACTGCCGGTGTCGACACGTCCTCGTTTACCGACAGGCCCGGGGAGAAGGTTTATTATAATGCTGCTGGGGGCAAGCCTGAGATGGCACCACCGAAGCCGCTGCCAGGATACGTGCTCGACAACATTACCCGCATCCAGTCTGAGATGCAGGACGTTGCAGGCATTCACTCGGTAACGCTCGGTAAGCGTGCGGTCAACGTGTCTAGCGGTAGCGCCATCGACGTGCTTTCGCGTAACGACATGAGTCAGCTTCAGGTGTCTCAGAACGCAATGGAGCGAGGCATTAAAGAGGTCGCAAGGCTTACGCTTGTTATCGCGAAGCGATACTACACCGAGCGCAAAATGCTTCGCATGATGGATACGCTCGGAAGCGTAGTCCACAAAGAGTTAGACTCAACCAACCTTACCGAGGACCCGGAAGTGTTTTTGCAGCCGGGGTCTTTGTTTAGAACCGAAGCGCATGACCGCGACAGCCGAGTGCTGGAGCTATTCAAGCTTGGGTTGGTAGACCAGGAAACTGCGACCAGGGAGCTTTCCTTCCGAACGTCAAACGCTTACGTCTCGCGTCACATCGCACAGATGTCTCACGCGCAAGACCTGCTCGCAGCCGCAGCATCTGGATACGACATCGAGATATTTGCGTCTGATGACCTCAAAGCGTTTAAGCAGGTATGGGAAGAGTTCATGCAGTCCGAGGACTTCTACCTCCTTCCTGAAGATAGACAGGACTACCTTAGCGATGTCTACGTTGCCATCTCTACCTTTGGTATGGGAGACGAGGCGTATCAAAAGGCCGCGATGAACCGAAGCGTTTGGCCGCGCAAAACTCCCGTAGCTGCACCAGAAGTTGAGCAGGCAACCGAGCTCGGAATCCAAGAGTCTCAACAGGCGCTCAACCAAATGGGCCAGGAGCAGGTCTACGAGGCCGCCAGACGCGACCAAGTGGAAGATGCGGTGTCACGCATGGGTCAGCGCAGTGAAGCCCTTATATCACCAGTAGGACCGGGGTACTGATGTTTGTCTTCGAGATTACTAATCTGTTTCGGCAATACTGCGATGAGCCCGATACGACGTGGCTTACCGCAGCAGATGTCGCAAGCTACCTTCTCACCGGGTACAACGAGTTCCGGTGGAAGGTCAGTGACATGGCACCTCACACCTATGCGGTAGACGTGTCTATCCCGGCAGCAAGCGTCACTGAGTACGACCTTGCGTTGCCTGCAAATGCGGTGAGGATACTGGGAAGTAACCTGTCTGCTGGTGTGCAGCGAATGACCCAGCTTATTCAGGTTCGCACACCCACCAGCTCAACACCGAATGACCTGCTCTGGAAATCGGCGCAAGGCTTACGTGACCTACAGTCGACGTATCGGTCTTATTACTTACAGGGAACGACGCTGTACCTGTCGCTAGCACCTGGAAGCAACCTGATTGTGACGTACATTCCAGAGAACTCGGTGAACTGGGCAAACACGGCAACCGGTGCCGGTGCTGAGTACGTTGATGACCTCGCAATGTTTCACGATATCATCGCGCTACTGGCTTATAAGCAGTACTCGATTCGAGACGCAAACGTAAATCAGCCCCTCATGATGCAACTAGGCATGAGGCTTAGGGAGTTAGAGGCGTATATGAACCGTCGCAACTTTGAAGGGGTTCAGTACGTGAGAAGGACATCCGATTCATACGAGGACGTCTAATGCCTAAGTATACCGAGACTGAGATATTAGGTGATGGATGTAAGCTAGACGCCCCTACGAAGGGGTCGTTTGCAATGAACATGATATTTCGTCGAGGTGCATGGGAAGTAAGGAAAGGCTTCGGTCAGTTTGCACAGCGGTGCTCAACGATGGCGTTGCCCGATATTGCAGGAAGAGGAAACACCACCCTGCAAAAGCATCTCGGAAGCAGGCTCATCAAAACCAACTTTGACCATGAGCAGATAGTTTCAGTCTTTGAAGGTAACGCCAATACTGGGGACACCATCCTCGGCACAACGCTTAGGTCATCTAGGCGCATACCAATATACACGGTGCAGATTGACGACCTCACGGATGGTACCCGGTGGGAGGTCCCCCTTTACCAGCACACTGTAAGCCAGAAGTCTGATGCGACACTAAACATATCAACCGCTTACGAAGATGCGGCCAGCTATCCGTTGGCGACAATGCACGCCAACTATGAAACGGATACAACGTATGACAGGCAGCGGTGGGTAACAACACTGTCTGCTGGAGACGACGCCTTTACGTTTATAGAAACTAAAGACAGGGTTATCTTTTCACACCCCGTTCTTGGTGCGTGGATTTATTATCCCACAAAGTTTCAAGATGTTACGCAGAGGACCGTGCAGGTTACCGGGGCATATTGGCACGAGTCATCTCGCTCGTATGGTGAGTCGTCAGTGGTGTCACCTTTAGTCATGGCGGGCCAGGGGCTGTTTGGCGGCGCGGCAGACGGTCTGTCTTATCTTATACCCTCCGACTTTCCGCCTCCTTCGGCAATAGCTGCCGTAGGGAACAAGGTGGCGTATGCCAGAAACCGCACCGTATTCTTTTCAGACGACGACTATTATGCGTCCGTTTTTGAGAGTAACGTAATTGTCATTGATAGCGAGAACCCTATCACTGCAATCGCAGAGCAGTTAGGCAACCTTACTATATGGACATCTACTGAGACGTTTGTGTTTAGGATTCCTTCTACCGGGGCTTTAAGTTCGGGCTCGCTGACAAAAATAAGTGATACCGTTGGGTGCCTTAATGCAAACTCATGGGTAAAGACCGGCAATGACATTGTGTGGATGGACCGAAACAACGTGTATCGGACCACTGGAAACCTCATTGTAAGTCCGGTGGCTGACGTCATTGCTCCGTTCTTTACGGACTTTGTGACCAACCCAATGACAAGCTACTACGTGGCTAACGGCGTATCTACGCCTGTCGCATCAGACAGCCAGAATATGCCAGACACCACATTGCGCCTTAACGACACACGGTGTCACATGGCGTACTCGCCCAAGCTGGATGCGGTGTTTGCCGTGTTTCCTGAAGAGCGAGAGATGTGGGTTCTATGTAATGGCAAGTGGGCGTACTGGACTGTTGAGTCAATGGTCCACACTAACGGTGCCGGCGCGGCAGATGTTGGTTCTAACCTTCGTATTAAGTCCCCCTGGATGGTTACGGGAGATGACACCGTTGCTCTTGTCACAGGACCTTTAAGTCAGTCACATGATGACGCAAGCGCAGCAGGTCTCGATGTCGGCGGCACCAACTATCAAGTCCTGGTGTACGGTCGAGGCGGTTCGATTGACCGCTCAGTCGAGGACGAGGATTATCGAATACCCGCGCAGAACTATGTGTATCTGAGCACAGCCGGAGCGTCAGGAAGGATACCTCAGCATCAGCTTACGATGTACCTAGACAAGCCATTCAAGGTAGACCGTGGGTACAAGTTTATGTCGACGGCGGCAGCTTCTACCATAATTAACAATGAAGACGTTTGGTGGGTTCCTATTACGGTGGTGTTTCCTGAGAATGTCATTGGAACCCCGTCCAACGGAGTGTCCGACTACACGTTTACGCTTGCCTTTGACAACACCAACTGGAAGCCGCGCCTTGTAAATCCGGCGGCAGCAACGTATCCAGCCGGGATTGACTTTTCTTTGCCAAGCGAGCGCGTAGCTGGTCTGGCGGGATACACTGTGAGCCAGATAGCCGCCAATCAGCTTTCTGTTACGTTCGCTTCTCCCGGCGCAATACCGGTGATATCCATTAACGAAGACCGCGTGAACATGCTTATGTATCTTCCGATGCAAAGGATTAACGATGCTGGAGTGAGGTCGTTTGGCTTTCAAGTGGTAACGGCACCTCAGTTTAAAGAGGGTGGTGTTGCGTTGGCAAAAACAGCGTCTACCCTTAGCTGGGAGCAGTGGCACCTTGGGACGCCTGACATGTCCAAAGACGATAACGTCGCACTGCCTGTAGACTGGTGCTACAAGTCGCAAGAGGTCGGACTAACAGACGCCAACCTGCTAAAGGCGCGTGGGCTTTTCGTAAGATTGCTCTCTCATGGCTCAGGTGTAACAACCGATTACCTTGTTCCTGCTTGGCCTTATGGTCCGTTCAATACGCTCCTTGGTAGCGACCGCAAGGGTTGGATGAGCCAGGTCATTGACACGGCTACATCTGGAGCACCAGGCGCGGAACAGCCAGCGTTAGACCTGCTGACCAACAAGAACACCACAAGGACGCGAGTTCGAGATGTTGCAGGGAATATGCAGCTTAAGAACTTCGTCGCGTCGACTGCTGCTGCGGGACTTCATTATGGAACAGCAGGAGTGGCAGGCGGAGACTACATTATCGACGACCAAGAGGTGTCGATTGTGGCGACCAGTGATGGGGTAAAAGGCAATAGCTTTTCCTACATGGTGTTTGGTCATGTGCAAAACAGAGCACAGGCGCTAAAGCTAGAGAGCGTTCTTGCACAGTTGCGCGTGGTGGGTGGCTCAAGAAGGAGGTTTGGACATTGAGGTTCGCTTCTGAAATAGAGCACCGAGGCCTTGGGCGTATCGACCAGGCCAACCAAGATGCAAGGCAAGACGTTGTTGCAGGTCTTAATAGTCTCGACTTTGAGACTCCTTCTGTGACGTATGAGGAAACAGGAAGTAGCTACAACAAGGCAAACCTGAGCGCAGGAGCGCATCAGCGCATTAGGATTACCAAGCCCTTCGGCATGGTGGGCGGCCTTGGGGTCAAGACAGTGAGCGCAGGGCAGTCGACAATAAACGCAAAAGCGGTGATTGACTCTGTTCACTTCAAGAACACAGACAAATTCCCTAATGAGCTGGTCATTGTGGGAACCGGAACTGCGAACACAGAGGTCCGGGTAGTGTTCCGAAACTGCGTGTTTGAACGCACAGCCGAGATGCAATCTGCAATATGGGTGCGTGTTGCGCCCGGTGCGAAAGCGGTGTTCGTGGGATGCATGTTCTCAGGCGGGTTTGGGTCTGGCAGTGTAATAGACAACCAGGCACCAAATGTAGCCGCAGGAGTTCAGCTTATTGGCTGCGTTAATGCGAACCCCACCGTAGGCCTTGGGACTGTAACGGCAACCGGAGTGATATCGTAATGCCATTTAAGAAGCATCCGAGACACGTAACCGAACAGCAGTTTGCCGAGGGCACAACGGTAGATGGCTCACGCCTAGACGATGCAATGGAAGACTTCATCCAGCATCACAACAATATACCGTCGTCAGACATCTCTACACGCTATACCGCGAACACGTACTTCAGCGGGTGGATTCCGCAGAACCCTGGGCTTGCGCAAAATGGTACACGATTCCCTTGGCAGACCGCGTTTAATGTAGCCTCTCAGGCAACAGGCGCATCGATTCCAAGCGTTATGAGTAACCCTGAAAGGGTGAAAGGGTACCAGATACCCGGAGTTGAGCCCCGTGTAGACAGCGGGCTTTATCAGCAGTTTGTTTGGTCTACATGCTTCGCCTTTGACAAGCCGGTAATTGTCAAGCGGGTGTTTGTTCAGATGGCAATAGATACCGCTGGCGCAAGTGTAGTTCAGTACAACTTAAACCCAGTATACGCCTCTCCAGCGCCGCCTGGGTTTGCTGCTGCACAAGAAACACAAGACTTTACGTTTTCCTTTGAGGTTTCCTCCCCCCTATCTCCAGAAGACAGGCAGCACACGGACGTTGAAATTGCTAGGAACCAGTTTATATTTAGCCGAGACTTGTTTAGGCCTGTGGCTTGGCCTGGTGGTGCGACGGACATGAGCCCTTCGGGGTGGCCTGGGGGCGCACCTGCCGGCTGGATAATACCTTTGGAAGTAGACGTCCCTTTGCATCAAGAGTCTATCGCAAGGTTAAACCTGGTGATTCCTCCCGCAACCGCAGGTCCCGTACCGTATGGCTCTCCGTGGGGTGTTAAGCCTTGGTATCAGTGCCACTGGGGTGTTACGTTGGTTGTGCTTGAGGGGCTAGAGTAATGACTAAGATTAAGCGTCCAAATCTAAGCAGGGGCACCAAGCTACTGGTGAACCACATCCATACCCCGCTGTCTGCCGTTGCAAGCGACATCAATGCGGGTGCGGTTGGTGAAGAGAACTTGCAAGAGAAGTCAGGCGTGTTTCGCATTAACCTTCACGTCCCATACCTTGCTAACGACTTCGCCTTTTCCACGTATGACGGCACGGTTTCATCCCTTGACACGCAAGGAGAGCCGTTTTCAATTCCGTTTACCATTCCTCCATATCAGCAACAGTTTAGCGTAGACGCATCTAACGACCCGATAATAAACATAAACACGCCGAAGATTGTCCTTGACGAGTTTTCTATAAGCTTTGACCAGCGGGCCGAGCCGGCAGCTATCATTGACTTTGTGCAACCATCTGCTGCGGGAGCAGACCCCATTGAGAATACGACTACAGCGTATGACATGGACTTCGACGAGCTGTCCGCATACTCGATGCAGCTATCTATATGGGAGAAAACACCCACTGCCTTCAACGGTCCAGAGGATATTGAGCGCACTATCTTTAATGCTCCAGTGCCATTCACCAACCTGGCTAGCACGTTTGATAGGTCGCTAGGTGACATTGGTAATCCGTCTGTATTCAAAGACATTGGCGCAGCAGTTGACCCCTATAAGACCTACGGCATTTCTATCAAGATGCCTGCTCTTGGTGTGCTCAACGGCTCACCGAACACTCGTAACCATGCACTGGTAAGCGTTCAGTTCTCACTCAAGTTTAAGAGCGTGCTTGTCCCGAGGGACATTAACGGCGCACCTATGGCAATATCGAACTTGCCGACCAAAGATACCAACGGTGCAATTAGAACACCTACGGCAGTGAGTTTGCCGGTTACCGTCACTGCCCCGCTTCCGGGTACTATTATTAGTAGTGACGACGCGACCGGAGTTAACACGTCTATGGCGACGATAGATGAGGTCTATCGAAAGAAACTGTCTGGAGGTCGCGATGAGTTCTGCGAAGTCGCATCTTTACAGCAGCTTGCAGACGATTCGACCTTTGAGGTCATCGCTGTGCCGATGTTTAACAACCGAAGGTACGGAGGAGTTTACGCTACAACGTGGCAGACAGAGCCTTATGCTGGTGCGGGCGACCCTTTATGGGAAAGAAAGATGGTCCCGTTGTCTTACCCGTTTGTGGTTCATCACGTTATTATGGCGTGGAACTGGCAGCGTTTTATTCCTGTTGGTTTTGGGGGTGCTGCGCCTGCGCCTCCTGGCGCAATACCGTCAAACGCAATGAGTGCACACGTTGGTGTTGCGATTGGCACAGGCATGAGGGCTGATGCCGCTGGCTATCAACAAATAGCCGAGCTTTCCATAAACACCCCGAACGCTCCCGGCACATGGGAAACGCATCTTATCGACAAGATAAGAACTTCTAAAAAGGTTGCCGCCCTAAGAGTTGCTCCAGCAACGGGAGTACCAAGGGACTGGGAGCTTCATTATGTTCCGCTTGTTCCGCAAGCAGGCGTAGCAGCTACTGGAAGCGGCACTGGCTATAAGTCCACCAGTGTGCCTGCGTTTGTTGGAAAGTCTTGGCTGCCAACTGCCGCTAGAACAGTAATGAATGGCGGAGCGGCATCAAGAGCCGGCGGCCAAGAACAATGGCTTGAAGTAAGAATGAAACTAGACACAGTGCCTACCGCAAACAACGAGGTGATTTGCGGATACCAAGGTCACTGGGTGTACATCATCGGTAAGAAATCAATAGTGTGAGGCTGTCATGGCAGAGTACGAAGAGTTTT